TAGGAGATTATTATGGCAATTACACAAGCTGTAGCTAACAGTTTCAAAGTGGAGATCCTGAAAGGCCTACACAATTTTACGGCTACCACGGGGAATACTTTTAAACTAGCGCTATACGACAACGAAGCAACTTTAAGTAAATCAACAACTGCTTTCCAACAAACTGACGAGGTGGCTGCATCAGGCACTTACGCAGAAGGTGGAGGAGCATTAACATCTGTAACACCGACTTTATCTGGCGATGCAGCTGTTTGTGATTTTTCTGATATATCATTTACGAGTGCAACAATTTCTGCACAAGCTGCTGTTATTTACAACAGCTCAACTGTATCTGGTTTAACAACTAACGCAGCTGTTTGTGTTCTTGATTTTGGTGCTGTTAAAACTTCAACTTCTGGTACGTTTACAATTACGTTCCCAGCAGCTGAAGCAACTGCCGCAATATTGAGAATAGCATAGGAGATAGAAAATGGCCTCTCTTCAAGGATGGGGCCGACAGACTTGGAACTCAGGCGCATGGAATAGCTTTGCGCCTGTAAGTGCTACAGGGAATGGCCTCTCTTCATCTCCAGGATCGCTTTCACCTACAGGTGATTGTAATATTACCCTTTCGGGGATAGGCACAACTGCGTCTCTTGGGACTGCAGTAGGAACGGGTGTTGCAGAGGTTACAGCATCAGGCAATAATATTGCCGCTTCATTAGGAACAGAAACAGTTACAGGATCTTCAGCTGTTACAGCTACAGGAATAGGTTTACAAGCACAGCAAGGTGATGAATCAGCTACTGCTGTTCCTCAATCTGGTTGGGGCCGTGGAGCAAATCAAAGTACAGGAACACTTATTGGTTGGAGTGACAACCTTTGGAATATATTAGAGTCAGAGTACGGATTTACAGGTAATGCTTTAACATCTTCGGTAGGCACGTCTGTAGCAACAGCAGATGTAAATATCACTCCTACAGGTATTGGTATCACTTCTGCAACTACTACACCTGGTACCTCTATATTTTTAACTGGTGTATCTTCTACCTCTTCTATAGGAACTTTCTCTATTTCAGGTGACTCACAACTAACTATTGTAGCCGCTAGTGAACCTGAGCTAGATATATCAATAGGAACGACATCTGTACAAATAGGTAAAACAGCTTTTCCTTCAGGTAACGTAATTACACCTAGTTTAGGATCTTTTACAATTACGGGGGATGCAAATGTTACACTTACTGGGATTGCTACCACCTCGTCTTTAGGAACAGAAACAGTATCTGGTGATGCTCCAGTTACGGTAACAGGTAATGAATTAAGTTCAGACGTAGGTCAAATAAGTTTTGTAGGCAGTGTTGCTCCAACAATATCAGGAAATGCTTTAACATCATCTTTAGGTGATGAAAGTCAATCCTCAGAGTACGCTTTTTCAGGAGTTTCATTAGCAGGGACTCTTGGAACTTTAACGGTTACTGGAACTTCTACTTTGACACTGACTGGTAATTCTGTTACAAGTTCAACTGGTACTCTACAAGGCACCTTCTGGTCAGAAGTAGACGACTCAAACAGCGATATTAGTTGGACAGAAGTCCATAAAGCTGCATAAAAGTTTTGACAAACTTTAATTTTTAACTTTATATAGGAGATATTATGAGTTCGACATATTCGACAAGTTTGAGAATAGAGCTACAAGGCACTGGTGAAAATTCAGGAACTTGGGGTACTATTACAAACAATAACTTTTCTCAATCAATAGAGTTTTCTATTGCTGGTGTTGTTGATGTAGCTTGCGGTGATAATGCAGTTACAACTTTAACAAACGCCGACGGACCACAGTCTCAAGCAAATAACCAAGCTAGAAACGCACACATAAGATTAACGGGAGCACACGGAGCTGTAAGAATAGCTCAGTTCCCAGCTACACAAAAAATTTATTTAATCACAAACGCAACAACAGATTCTGGATCTTCAGGTCCTTATGCTATGACAGCAAGACTAGGTGCGTCTGGTAACACTTTAACAATTGAAAACGGCGCTACTAGACTAGTCGCTACTGATGGAACAGACTGGTATGATGTTTTTGCTGGACCAGGAACAGTTACCGCTCCAGTAGATCTTAATGGACAAACATTAACTTTAGACGCTGATGCTGATACAACTATTTCAGCAGCTTCTGATGATGTTATTACATTCAAAGTTGCAAACGCAAATCAATTAACATTATCAGATGGTGCTTTATCACCTTCTACAACAAATGATATTGACCTTGGAACAGCATCATTAGAGTTTAAAGATGCTTTCTTTGACGGCACAGTTCGTATGGATGCAATTGGTTTTGGTACTACCTCTATGGCTTTACCTTCAGCTGATGGCACATCAGGACAGTTTTTAAGAACAGATGGATCAGGAACTTTATCTTTTGCAACAGTTTCAACTTCAGTAGCATTTGATGATATAACAGCGGGAGACTCCGCAGTAAATGTCACAACTACAGCTGGTAATATTACAATTGATGCTCAAGGTGACAATACTGATATTATATTTAAAGGAACAGATAATACTGCAGATACTACATTTTTAACCTTAGATGGTAGTGAAGCGGGCACAGCAACATTTAATTCTGGAGCTACTTTTGGTGGTTCTGTTTTACCTTCTGCTGATGATACTCATGATTTAGGATCATCTACTTTACAGTGGAGAGACATATATACAGGTGACTTAAACTTAAATAATACTAAAACTAGAAATAATGAAGTTGATGGAACTTCAGGTCATTGGACTATTCAAGAGGGAGATGAAAATCTCTTTATTTTGAATAGATTAAATGGTAAAAAATATAAATTTAAATTAGAGGAGATTGCATAATGGCTTTAATAGTAGCAGGCACAACAGTGACAACTGGTGCAAATTTAGACGCAACTAAACTTTCTGGTGATTTACCAGAAATTTCAGGTGCGGATTTAACAAATTTACCCGCTCCAGATTCATCTGCAGTGGGAACAGCAACTGCTGGTCTTAGTAAGGGTGTTGTAGGTAGTTACGCATTTTTAAGAGCTGATGGTGTAGGGAGTTCATTTGCACTTGCTGGTACTAATGCTCCTGGAACTTTGGAATATGCTTCTGCTGGTGGCACAGTAAAATCTAACGCTGGTACTGGTGCTGATAGTGCATCTGGAACTTGGAATTTGCGTGGGTTAATGGCTAACAATGATTCTGAACGTAGAACCAGTCTTTGTTTAAGGACTGCCTAAAATGAACACAACTTTATTAGCATGTAAAAATCCTAAATGGTTTACACTTCGAAAATCCAAAACTGATGAAAACGGTAATTATGTAAAAGATGAAAATGGTAATGATGTGTGGGAAGATATTCTTGATGAAAATGGCAACCCGAAAAAACTGATCAATGTAGAGTGTCAATGGTCACACCTAGGAGATACCTCTCAACCTTTTCAAAATTTTATTGCTAATCCCGAAGATCCAGAAGAACATGGTAGAGCTTTATATGCAGCTTTAATAAATGGTGATCACGGCACTATAGCTGACGAGTAGATACCACTCTACTTATTTGTCAAGAAAACAATTTTAAAAAGTTCTGTTGATTTCAAACAAAACATGTTTACATTAGGTTCTCACCAAAATTAACAATCAACAGGAGATATTATGACTGAACAAGAATATTTAAAAGCTATTGCTGTCCTTGCTGGTAAGGTGAGCAACTATCATGAGAGACTATTGGCCGTGGAAAGAGACATGGAACGTCATTTAAAAGAGTGTAATCATCACAGTCATAATTCAGATCCAACTTGTCCAATATGTGAAGGACAAGGTTGTGAGTGTCAACAATCTTAAGACTTAGGAGTCTGACCCAACATATCTTTTAATGATGGAGCAAATACTTTTACATCTCGCTTAATTTTTTCTGCGGTTGTAGAAGTGTTTGGATCATCTATATCAGCTTGCATAGCTTCTTCTGATTCATATTCTTGACCAGTATCTATATTTGTAATCGTTGTTTCTGTTTTAACATTATATTTAGGAACTACTCTACCATCTTCTAAAGTAACTGTTCCAATCTGTTCTGCATTTTTTACTATTGGCATTATATACTCCATCTTAAATTAAAACTCATAATAACTCTGTCCTCATTAGAGTTATTTTCTTGTACTTCATGTTGTAACCATGACGGGAAAAAAATCAACTCTTTATCTTTTGCTTCCCATTGAACGCTGTTTGCAAAATGCACTGGTAAATTAAAATCTTTAGGCGGATCAAACACCTCTGCTTGTCGTATTGGGTTAATAAACACTATATTACCGCTATTTTTAGGCACTTTTAAGTACAAAACACCAGATAAATAATTAAGGGGATGTGTGTGCATTAGATTTCTTGCACCTGGTGGATTTATCATGCCCCATAATCCTGTCATCTCAGGAGTGTATTTTTTTTGAACATTCAAAGCGTTAAAACACTCTTGTGAATGAAACAATATATCTTGAGTTATTTCTTTAAAGTCTTCATGCTCGAACAATTTATCTTTGCTATGCCACCCTTTAACATTAGACTTTGGATCTCCTACTGAGTCTCTTTTTTTTAAATCATATAATTTTTCTACTAAATTATAATCTTCCTTAACCTGCATGGTAAATATTGGAGTGATAAATATACCTTGTAATTTCATTTTAATCCTTTCTAAAGTTGGCCTTTTGTTACCTCCATAAAACTTACAATTATGTGAACTTGGTTAGCAGCGTTGGCCTGCGCTTTTAATACATCAGACTCTTGCAAAACAAGAGGCTGAGATAGTAACTCTGTAGTGGTATTAGTTGCCACACTTTTAGCTTTAAATAATTCAAAAGTAGCAGAAGATCTAACAACCTCTAAATCTACTAATGTCGTGCTTCCTGAATCATTACAAATTAAAATAGATTTTACAACATCAGTGGTAGGTGGCACAGGTGGTGTGGCACCAGGATTAGCCGTAGGCACTGTCAGTACGGTTGTAAGGTCTGTCGATGTCATATCAACCATTGTGCTTTTAAATGTATTAGCCAAGAAAAAAACCCTCCGACTCTGCTTCTTCTTTAAGATCTTGTTGGTAGTTTGTATTTAATAAAAGTATTATTTGATCAAGAAGTCTAATCATCTGATCAAACTGACCAGCATCATATTCTGGTGTAGCGTTAGGTAATCTAGTTATTGTAATTTTAGCCATTATCTTCTACCGTCTGGTCTTATCTCTAATTTTTGTGACCCAAGTCTCCAAGGTGTATCATCTACTGTATTGGTTGTATATCTAATTTTTACTGCTCTACCTCTACCTCTAACACTAACTTTTTCTGTAGTGCTAGTTATGCTTGCGTTTGATGTGACATTAGAAGAAGATTGAGGATACTGTTCTAAAGTTAGTCTTGCAGTCATCGTATTTGTTAAATTGTCAAAATCTGGTACTAATTTACTGATTGACATTAGCTGATCACCATCGGCAATTTCTACAGAACCTGTTTCTAAAAAGGCTGTAATGGCTGTGCCGTCAGCCTGATTATTACCAGATTCATGTTCATAAATAAAAGAAGCACCTGCAGTTAATCCTAGTATAGTGGATATGTTAGCTGTAACGCTTGCATTATATTCAGTAGCGATTGGTTTTTCATACACATAGGCTCCAAGCCAAGTAGTACGGCCTAAACTTAAAGTGTACCAAGTGCCTTCTAAATAATTGTAAGCCACCGCTCTATCTATTTGAGATGCGTTAGCTGAAGGGTAATACCAAATTATTTCATTATATGCTGTGTTTAATCCTACAGCTATATCGTTTTTGTTTGTGTAACTAATATCGTCAAAAACAAAATCTTGAACTGAACAAGGCATTTTTTTAACGACACCATCATAAAGATAAAATGCATCATCAGACATCCAATAAGCTATGCCGTTAACCTCTATGGCTGCGTGTTGAGCTATAAGACCAGCGTTTGCACCCAGTTGTCTTAGACCAAAAGTAAAAGGTGTTCCAACAAACTGTATACCATGTAGTGAAGTGTCAGTCCAAACCAGTATTTGTCCTGCTGATTTAACAGCGCCAACAATTCTTGATCCATCAGATATACGTAACGATCCTGCTTCATTCGTTGCTACAGGTGTAAAATCAGTGGCATCCTCTCTATCTGAGAATCTAAAAAATAAGTCATCTTGAGTGCCTACGCTACCTATTGTAGTTTCTGTGCCAAATATTAATAGATGTCTAGTATCAGTAGAAACAAGACTAAATCTAGATGCAGTAGGAGCGTTGGACAAAGCTGTAGCTCTTGTGCCTGTCCCTGCGGAAGTGTCCCAAATAAATGTGCCACCATCTAAAACAGTAGCAATTAAGTCCTCACCAAAATTATCTAATGACCAGTTTCTTCCTACTATAACGACATCAGATGAAGAGCTAGCCGTGCCCCACGTGCCACTACTCCAAGTGTCTGTGCCCCATCCAAGTCCATACGTAGACGTTGCTGGTCCTACGTTAATTTGATATTTTGCGTTGCCTGAGCCACCGCCTCCAGATGTTGATCCAGATGCTGTGCTAGTGTGAGTTACTGTATAATTATTTGCATCAGTTATGGATGTAATTTCGAATTCTTGATTCATGTCTAATCCATCTATTGATGAAAAAGAATCAAAAGTAACAAAGTCTCCTAATTTTGCATTATGAGTGCTGTCCGCAACAGACACGGTGGTAGTTCCGTTTGTTGTAAACGGATTAGTCAACGCTTGAGTTTCACGAATAGGAGTTATGTCATACACCGCTCCTTCGTTGTAAATGTATAATTTTCTGTCTGTTCCTAATGCTAAATACCTTAAACCATCTAAACCTACCCATGAGTGAGTGTCTCTTACAACACCTACTATAGTTCTGTTAGGATTGGGTAAATTTGTCCAACCACCCCATCTCTCTGGTTTTCCATAGTGAAACCTAACAAAATCAGAATCTATGTATTTACGTTCATCTCCAGCAGAATAAGCTGTGTCTTGTTTATCTACGCCAGGGCGAAACTTGAGGTCTACTAATTGCATAATTTTATAATAAATTACTTATTGTTTTGAGGCAAGAATTGAGTTCCAACATTACCTTTAAACGCATAATTTCCGTAATGTGTCATACCAGATAGAATATCAGCGTATATTTTGCCACCCATATTTTGCCATAAACGACAAAAAGCATAGTCTTCTGACAAATATCGTCGTGTTTCTGGCTCTATCATGGTGTCAAAAAAAGTGTAATTCCAATCTGATGTCTTATGATAGTCAAACTCGGTTTCATGAGATTGATTAATGTGTTGATCTGGAACAAACTTGAGGTCAGGATAAACATTAGCCATTCTTTCAAATACTTCTCTTTTAATCATCATGAATCCTGTAGGTCCATCCATGACCTCTATAAAACCTTTTTCTAGCATAATTTTTTCAGGGTTTGCTACGTTAAGATTGTATTGTAAAGATGCTGCTAATAGCTCATCTTCTGACATGTCTGGATTGTCTTTCAATCTTTTCTTAACTTTTGTCCAATCTATTGTTTTTCTTGGATATATCCCTGTAACCACCTCTTTGTTGTATTCCAGCATTCTAATAACAGCTTCAGGATTAAAAGCTAGATCAGCATCTATGAATAATAAATGAGTATAATTACCATCCATAAACAATTGCACTAAAGTGTTACGAGCTCTTGTAATTAACGATTCATTACCAATTGTTGCAAACTGTAATTCTATTTTATTTGTTGCAGCCAGAGCTACTAATTGCATGCAACTTTTAAAATAATCACTTGTAATTAATCCACCATAACAAGGCGTTCCTACAAATATTTTAGTCATGTTCGTTGCCAATAATTTGTATGTTAGATGAAATAATTATTCTTTCTGAGTCTCCCTTATATAAAGCTTCATGCCACAATGAAGCTGGAAAAAAAATTAATTTACCTACTGTTGACTCTTCATCATACACTCTCTGAGTTGTAGTATTATGTGGCGCTAAAAATGTTGTAGTACCACCATTTGTTAAATATAGCACGCTAGAAAAGTTTACACCTATTGAGTCATGTTGGTGAGCACCATGAATAGAATTTTTACCATAAATGGCCGTCCAATAAGACACGAGATTTAATGTGTATCCCTCATTAGAATATTTATTTGCTATTATGTTTATTAATTTTTCATACTCATAAAGTTTTGTTGTATTTTTAAAATCAGTAAAATAATCTTTTGAGTGTTCTTTGGTATAGAAACTACTTGTTTTTTTAATAATATTTTTTTTGCTATGCACTTCATCTAGTAAAGGTTTTATTTCTTCATTGTTAAATTGAAATTTTTGTATTGTTACAGGAAATATATCTTGTTTATTTATTATCATTTTCATTCTCTTTCTCTTTATAAAATATATTAAGTGTATACCTTTCTGAACTGTCTCCGAAAGATTGTAAGTCTGAGTGTGGTATTTTACTACCATTAAAAAACAAAGCCCTGTTTTCTATAAAACCTATGTGTGACGACAACGATTTACCAGTCATAAAACCTGTACCGTTGTTTAGAAGTGGTTCACCTTTTACAAATAACAAAAAATTTGCAACATTGTCTTTTTCTACGTCAACATGAAACAAGGGCTCTTTATTATTTTGTCTTTTGTGAGCACTCACTGATATTGGTTCTAGATTTCTATTAGGAAAAAAATAATTTTTAATTAATTGTAATAAAGGATCTGTGTGAAAACTATGAGGAAAAGTATGCCTATGACCGTAAACCTGACCCTCTGGGTTTTTTACCTCGCCGTAGTTAATATTTAAAAAAGTTTCTTGTAATGATTCTAAAGTTTCTATTGATAAAAAATTATCAACGTACATAACAAATTCAGTATTACTATTGTGTTGCATATTCTACCGTTAAATACTCTATTTTTCTAACCCAACCACGTGGTATGGCTATCGCACCTCCACCATGATTATCATCTTTATCTGTACACCAAGAACGCATGATTACAATCTTATCATCGTTATTTACAACCATGTATCCTACTTCTTGGCACACGGCCAACGGAGCAGAAACAATATCTTTTATGTGCAACCACCCTGTTTCTGTATCTTTAGCATCATGCCATGTAATTCTTACCATTGGAAAAGGTGTATTAGATTTGTTGCTCATCTTTCTCTTTTTTTCTTTTCACTTGAACATTAAAGGAAACAGATCTTCTTTCCTCGTCTTGTGTTCTAAATGGATAAACCATATGAGATAGCCAAGAAGGAAAAAGATAGATATCTCCTACTTTAGGAGTTGCCTGAAAAGTATGACCATTAAAAGTTGCAGCTTGCCCGCACTGCCATTGAATATCTCCTACGCAAGGGAAATGATCCTCTTTTGCATATTCTTCTTTTAAACTTGGTGGTATTCTTAAATATATCACACCAGATAAATCACCGTCATGAACATGTGATGGATTAAAATCACCTGACCACTGTGATACGACCCACATACTAGTTATTAACACTTTTTCAACCTTATCTGGTGATATGGTATTGACCATGGGCGGTTGTTCTAAATATTTATGTATTATCATATTTAAAGAATTACTCATAGGTGCAAACTCAGTTGATATCATCCACGCTGGAGGATATCTAACTTCTTGTTTTACATTACCAGCAAGATGCATAGAATGATCCCAATCTTTAGACATTTTTTTATTTTCC